GCAGCCGTGTAAGGTAAAGCAGTAATTGATCCGACACCAGCAGCGCCTGGAGTAGAAGCACTAACGTAGCACTTTACTTCAGCTCCAAAGTCGTCCATTACCACAACAGTAGCTCCAACTGATATAACATTTGTTACGCTAGCAGGAGTTCCTATCCAGTTAATAACATTAGCACCAGCTAAAGTAAGATTGTCATAAGCAATGTGTAATCTATTTTGTTCAGACCAAATTACTTGATCAGAAGTCATTGGCATTTCAGCGCCAACCATTCTTAAAAAGCCAGATAACGTTCTGTTTCCATAACGCTCTACTTCTTGTTCGTATACTTCAGGTAGATATTGTTGTGCAAAATCTACGAAGTTAGCACCTGCAGCATCGTTCCATTGTAGGTAGTTGCTGTTTAATACTTCCTGTGCTTGAGATGGGACTAAATTCCCAAATTGAGGTTGTAAACTCATAATTTTTAAATTGTTTTAGTTAAATTTTTTTGTTTTAATTTTTAGTTTTGAAGAATCAGCACCACTTATTGCTTTAATTTTCATACCATTAACAAAAACACTTCCACTGTTATTACCACCTTCTTTTCTTGTTTCTGTAGTAATATTTTTAGACTTAGCTACAACGTCTTTAACAGCGTCTGCTTTGCCTTGTTCATAAAAGTGTTGAGCTATAGTATCTGCATTTCTAGCAGCATACATGGCTTTGTGATAACCTTTTGGATCTTTTAAACTACCGTCATCTGCTAAGAACTTCGTAACAAAATTTGTTAAGTCTAATTGATTTTCAACTACTTCGTTAGGGTTTTTAACACCGTATCTAAAGCTTTTTTCTCCTAAATTAAAATCGAAACCTTCGAATTCTTTATTAAAAGTATCTTTAGTTATGCGCTCAAACTCTTCACGTTGTTTAAGTCTCACTTTTTCATCTTCATTATATCGGTTAAAAAAATCTACAGCTTTTTGTTGGTCTGGAGTAGAAGATGATTTCAACTTGATTTCATCATAATATTTATCTTTAAGACCATTTAAAAAAGTTTTAGCTTTTCCAACTTCTTCTTTATACGCAAGTTTCTTTTTTCTAATCTCGCGTTCTTCGTCCACTTGTTCGTCATATTTAAAATTATCTTCTAAAAGAAAATTAACTTCATCATACTCTAAATGTGGACGTGTATTTTTATAATATTCTCTAAGTAAAGTAGCATTATCAACATTTGAATAGTCAGCGTTTAACCTAACATAATCTTCAATAGTTGAACCAGGTACTTCTTGCATGAAGGAAACTAGCTTTTCAATGTTTTCAGGTAGTTTTTTACCTAACACTTCTTGATCTCTAATAGCTTCTTTTACCTCTGTTTTTACTTTTTTTATTTCTTCTTCGGATCTTGGTATTTCTTTAATAACATTTTCAGTGGCCCCTTTGTCTCCTTGTCCCACATCTTGCAGTTCCACCTTGGATCCCTCTTCGCGTAACACGCTTTCCTCTGAGCTTTGCTTTTGAATGGCATCTTCTTTGTTTTTTTGTGTTAAATCTACTTTAATAGGTTCTTCTTTTTTAATTGCAGCAAGATCCATTTTAATAGTTTCTTCTGGTACAATTAATTTTTTAGGCACTTTCTTTTTAACTTTAAAGTCACCTTCCTGTTTAACAGGTTTTTTTACTTCTGTTTCTTTTGACATAATATAATATAATTAAAAATTTATAATTCTTTATCTAGGATCAAACTGTTCTAATCCAAACCCTCCCAGTCCATCAAATCCTGCTGATTCAAAACTTTGAGGTAAAGTGTTGTTTTGTCTTTGGTTTATTAACTCAGACTCTTGTGTTCCTTGTTTTTCTATTCGATTATCTTTTCTATCTTCTATTTCTTGTTCTTTTTGTGTTTCTGCTTGTGCTTTTATTTGAGCTAATTTCATATTATAGCTAAATTCTTCAGCCATAAGCTCTTTTTTAACTTTAGCCTCTTGAAGCATTTTATTTATTTCAAACTGTATTTTTGCTTGCTCAATTTGTATTGTTGTTTCAGCTAAAGCCTGTTGCTTTTGCATTTCAGCTTCTATAGCTTGTTGAGCTGCTTGTGAGTTTGCCTGCGCTTGAGCCTGTATGTTCGCTTGTTGATTAGCCTGATCTCTCGCAGCTTTCTTTTTACGACTTTGTTTTAATAAAGCGTTTGCTAATTTTATATTTTTAACTTGACGAATATCAATAGCATCATCTAAATCAATACCACCAGATGCTAATGCGGTTTGAATATTTTGCTCTAATTGAGCTTTCATTTCATCGTCTGGTTCTAATTCTAAATATATACCAAAGTCTTGTAATGTTTTTTCCTGTAATTCCTCTAAAGTACCAGTGTTATAAGATGATATAGAGTCTATTAATGCAGCTCTAGTTAAAGGATAATCTAAGGCATCTGCTATTCTCAACGCTATATTTTCGCATGTTCTTAATGTTAGGTATAAACCACCTTGCATCACATGTCTTAACGCTGTATTTGAGTTTGCAGCTGCCATTTTTTGTAAACCAACTAAAGCATGTGCGTCAGGAGTACTAGCGTCAGTAGCTTCGTTTAACCCGGTTACATCTCTAATCATTTGTAAGTAATACTGATAAGTTTGTATTAAAGATCCTATTTTAGCATTACCAGAAGAAGTTTGAAGTTCTTGAATAGGAACTTTACCTCTATTTAAATCACCATCTTGTGTCATGGATCTACCTACTATACTACCAGTTTGAAAATACATGTTAAGTGCTTCCTGCGCATTATAGTTTGTGCCATTACCTAAATCAACTTCAGCTAAACCATCTACGTCAACAAAAACACCATCAGGAACCATTCTAGATAAAACTTGTTGTAGTTTTAAATGTGTTAATTGGATCATATCAGCAAAACCAGTTATTCTACTAACTGTTGATTCTATCATGCCCTTATACATTCTAGGAGCACATATAGAGTAATTCATGTTAACTTTTGTTACGTTAGAATTTGGCCTTGTCATATTTTCTGACATCTTCCACTCTAACATCATCTCATGACCTAATATTTTAGCGCCAGTATATAAAACCTCTATAGCTCTTCCAACTCTTTCAAAGTTATCACTTTCAGGCGGATTAAACGTATCGGGTTTTTCTAATGCTTTTTCTAATCCTTGATCTGTTTGTTTTATTTTAAATACTTGATTAGTGTATGTTTTGTATTCAAAATATAAAACTTGAACTTGATTATAAGAATCTTGTTGTGCATAGAAGTTTCTAGTATAATTTGCATCACCAGGAAACTTTTCTATTTGTTTTAATTCATCATTTGTTAAACCAGGAAACTGTTTTTTTAATTCTACTAAACTAATAGATTTTACTTCTCCAGCATAATATATGTCTTCAAAGTTTGGATCTTCTGTATATGAATAAACTAAATTAGCAGGATCTACATAATTTAATGTAACACCATTTGATAAGTTAAAATCTGTTTTTACAGCACCTATACCTATTATAGTTAAATCAGATATTAATCTTCTTTTTATTAATTCATATTTATTAGCCGCTAAAACATTTTCTATAGCTTCTTCTTCTGCAATTTCTATAGATTGTTTGTAAGACAATTGCATGTGAAGATCTAATTCGTCTTGAGATTCAGGTATGTTATTAGGATCGTTGCTATTAAAAAAATCCATACCAGTAGCTTCATTTGTAGCTTGAATTATTTCTTTAGCATACATATCTTTCATTATAGCATCAGCATACTTTGTTCTTTGTTTTAAAGACTCAGGATCTTGCGCGTAAGCTTTTATATCAAAAATTTTTTGAGACATACCATTTACTATTATATCTACAAATTTAGGTATAATAGGAACTGGTTTCCAGTCTAAATTTAAATAAGATAAATCACCATTAATAGATAATTCATCTTTATATTTTTGAACAGATTGTTCACCTCTAGCGTATAATCTTAGTCTATGAAAATTTAACCAACTATTTTGGTATCTATTTCCCATGCCACCTCTGTCTCCAGAAAACCATTCGCCTTCTATTGCGCGACCTACGGCGTAACCGTATTCGTAACCTTGCTTCTCTTCGTCTGATACTACTTGACTTGGAAATGAACCTACGTAATTAGTATATGTCATTTATTGTATTATTTGTGAACTATATCCTTCGTTATTATATTTTTTAAAACCTAATGGTTTTACTTCTAATTTTCTTTTAAAAACAGGATTATATTTGTTTTTATTACAAGCCATTACTGCTAACCCAGAACTAATAGAGGCATCATGTTTTGTTCTATTATTAATATCAAACCTAGCCCAATCATTTAGTGTTCTTTGAAAGTACATATTTCCATAAGATTCACCTAAATTACCAACATGTGTTTCTATGTATGACTCTATAGCGGCAGCGTGTGCTTGTTTTATATCTTCGCTTGAATTAGGTATTCCACCTATTTCTCTTTCTGTAACAGACAATTTAGCAATAGATTTATCTGGTCTATTCATTGAATACCCTCTATAACCTCTACGTTTAAAATAATAAAGCAGTCTAGGTTTATTGTTTTCGGCTAATATTGGCATACCATAAAATATACACGCCATAAGCACATCTTCAAAAAACATTTCTGCCGTCTGTGGTCTAGCTATATATTCTAAAAAAAACATATTAGGTGGTGCGTTTTCCATAGAAAACTTAGTTAAACCGTGTAGTGAACCATTTGATCCACGAGAATCAACAGTACCTGATATATCATAACTATCACAACCAAAAGCACCCATGTGATCGTTTGCTGGGTACTTTAATCCATTTTTCATTATTAAACGGTTCTGAAGATTTAACTCAGGTACCCAAGAAATTTTAAATCTACCATTTTCATTTGGTACAAATAAAACGCCATTTGGATTATCTTTTACACCACCGTGCCAATTAAAAGAACCTGTTGTTATTAACGATTCACTTTTGCAGTCTTCATTAAAATCAACTTGTTCATATATTTTTGTTAAATTAAATATTGATTGTTTTGCTTCGTCTCTAAAAGCGTGTTGTTCAGTTCTTGGAAATTGTCTATAAAATTCATTTAAACCGTCTTGATCTTTTTTTAAACCATTAACTTCATTTTGCCAATATTCAATTACTCCTATTTTTATCTCTTGCCCGTGAGGTCCAAAGGTTTTTTTATTTGGAGTTTCGAAGACAGGTAATCCATGAGAATCAATGTATCCTTCGTAGTTCCATTCCATAGGTATGAACAAAGAATAGAGTCCTGAGCGAGTCTGTCCATTGGCGTTTCTTTCTTTAATATCTGAATCATAGTATAATTTTTTAAAATTATCACCACCTTTATCTAAAGCGTTTGATGTTGAACCCATCATACATTTACCTATTATCTTACTACCTAATCTAAGTGTTGTTTTTGTAACGCGCCAATTATTTAATATATTGTTTGGTCTTTCCCATTTACCCGATTCATCATGAACGAGGAGTTTGAGCTTTTCACCATCGTAGGAGTTATCACCGGTGTTTTTCCAGTCGATTGTGGTATCCAAACCGGTAATTTCTTTAAGGGTTTGATTGGCGTCAAGTTTTCTACGGGTAAACTTGGATGCTGGTACTCTGTAGGCAAGTTCGGTTTTTGGACGGTCCATACCGTCTTGGATCGGTTTAAAGAAAAATGGATAGTTAACGGATATTGGTACAACCTTATCTGTGAACATCTTTTTAGCATCGGGGCCAGATTTGGACAAAATCCCAAACCGTGAATCCGTTGAAATGGTCGCCATGTTGACGGTTTCGCCAGAGGCCATGAATGAAAATCCGGAACGCCTGTTTTTGAGATAGCACATACCATAACACCTGTAGTCTGCCCTGCAAGCTTCCCAGAAAATATAGAATAATCTATTTGATTCCCTAAAGTCTGGTTGCCCAACATCAATTTTGGACCACTGCAAGTACATATAGTGAGTACCAGTAATGTAAGTAGCCACGTTTTTATTATAGAACCAAAAGCCTTGTTCTCTTCTATTAAATTCTTTATCAATGTAATCATACCATTCTTCTTTAAATTCTATTGGATATTCTTCCCAATCAAAAACAGATTTGATTTTTTTTAATTGCTTAGGATACTCTGTGTGACTCCATTTATTTTCTTTAAACTCTACTATATCATTTTGTTTAGGTAAAGCTATTTTTAAGTTTTGTATTTCATATACATCGCCTATCTCACCCGTTTTGCTTATAATTATAACATCATGTTCTTCATTATAACCATATTCCCATTTTTTATACCTATTGTTTCTTTTTAAAACTTTAGGTTTAATATGGTTTTTTAATATTTTATATAAACTTTGCTCGTACATTACTTAGATCTTCCTTCAGCAAAACCTTTAAAAGACTTTTCTTCTTTTATTTCTTTAGGTTTTTCGTTTAACAAATCTTCTTCAGCTTGTATTCTAGTTAGTATTTCAAATGCATCAAATATGCATAGTTTTTTAGTTGCAGCGGCGTTTTTAAGTCTATCTGCTGTTATATCATCTCCAGAATCAACAATAGCCTCTTTAGCGACTTTAATCAGTTCTTCAACTGCTACTTGCCCAGCTAGGATTATATTCTTCTTCGTTTCCTTTATGTTCATATTTAATTACAATATCATTTGATTTCATACAATATAGTCTTTCTTTATCTATTAAGAATTCCCATTCACCATTAGGTGTGTAACCAACTAGGTCCCCTATGTTTATATCTAGCTGTTCTAAGACGTTATTTCCATACTTTAATATACCAACAAGACTTTTTTCTTTGTCGTTGACTAAAGTGTCTTTATTAACTATAGGTTTTATAAAACATCTATTGTTTATAGAGTTCCAACCCTTTTTATTTTTATACAAATAAATTTGATCTAAAGCACAAAAATATAGATTTTCTTTAAAAAAAGATCTACTTTTTTTCTTTTTACCTCTTGAGTCATAAAAAGTTCTAAAAACGTTTTGATGTATAATTAATATATCTCCAATTTTTATATTTGTTTTAAAGGCTAAAGGTATAGCTTTAACTATAGCATGCCTATTTACAAATTTAAAACTTTCTATTTTGCTGTTTAATACTAAACTTTTGTTGTTTATTTTTATTTCGTTATTGTATTTATCACCTAGCGGTTCTACAATAAAGTCATATAAGCTATTCATTAATATTCTAAATCATACTCAACTGATATTGCCATGTTAGAATTAAACTTCTTCCACGGCAATATTTCGTTGTTTTTCTTTATGTGTATATTATAAGA